TGTAGCAAACTTTAGACCTTTGATTGTACCCTTTGGGTTTTCATCTGTGTACAGGTCACTGTGCTTTTTAGAACCCGCTGGTTGCCCTTTTTTGCGTGGAACTCTAGGTGTCATTACTTTTTGTTAGCTGCTGCCATCTTCTTAACCATATTCCGCTGTGCAGAAGTCAGGTTGTCCATAACAGAGCCGCCAGCAGCGTACATGTGTTCTTTCTTATTTGCCATACCACCACGCATCATCATGGCTTTCTTGACGGCACCGCCCCTATTCATAGCAGGAACTTTGATACCAGCCTCTGTCAGTTTCTGTCTCATATCACGGAGTTTGTCCACAAGACGTTCCATCTGTTCGTCTGTAAGATTTTTGTCTGTGTTTAGCTTCTTCAGGTCACGCTCATATTGTTTCTTAATACCAGCAAACTCTTTCGAGCGTTCTGCACCACGAATACGTTGCTTACTAGCTGTACCCATTCCAGACTCTTTTTGTTGACCCTTGTCTTTCGACATAAGTTCATTGATGGGCTTTTTTTGATTTTCCCTTTTAGCGCGGTCAGCCGCCTTTGCTGCCTTCCTAAAAATTTTACCAATGGCCATTTTAATCTCCTACCATTTGACCTTGTGCGACCAGTATTTTGCGGACAGCTTTGTGGTCGGCTTACCTTGGGCATCGTGCCGTGCATAGTACGACTTCTTACGTGCCTTGTCCTTTGCTGTCTTAGGACTACTGCCAGCACCTTTGACGCCCTGCTGACCGAAGCGTATAAACTTGTATTTGCCACCCTCCGATGCCATCACTGCGTGTGACTTCGTAGGATGCTTCGGTGTCCTCTTCGGCTTGTTCACACCGGAGAGTCCCTCTTCCTTCATCTTGTTTTTCACACGTTCTGGTAGGCTCACGTTAATTCGCCTCTAAGATTAACACATTTCCAATCCACCGGCATGTGACCCGGTATCTTGGTCACTACGTCTGCCCCCATTTCGATGGTACGTTCATAGCACTGCTTGTGCGTCTCATACGGGCCATACGTGTCTTGAGCAGCAAAACATTGATTAGCTTGCCCTGCAAGACATACAAGTATCCATGCTTCAAACATTTTCATTCCCTTCTGTCCAGCCCTCTGCCCTCATAGCTTCTTCCACGTGCTTTAAAGAGAAAGACCGGCCATAGTGTGCTTCTACGGCCTGACGCACATAGAACACATCACTGTGGGGGATATGGAGTTTGTCAAGTGAGTTAGTACTGATAGCATCGTAGAATGCTTCTAGTACATTGTCTGTGTATAGTTTTACAGATTTCTTCGCCATTGTCAAGTCTTTTCTTAAAATTATCTTAAACAATCACAGACTGTATGCACAAGACCCACCACGAGTAGATACGTGATGTAGGCACAAATAATACTTACGTATATGTATGTTATGTACTTGACCATTGTAAGTGATACAGTTAAGTGAGTTTAACAAGAAAATTTAGGACTATCTAAGTTTCACTCACTTAGATGTCCATTTAAGTGTATTTATAGATTTACTAAATAACACTTAGGTGATCACTTATAGTGTCTGTTCGTTTAAGTTCTATATAATTATACCAGAATGCACATACCGTGTCAATACCTAAAATGCAAGTCCGCGCAAATTAATGTACAGTTGCACAAAAAATAGGCAGATTGCATAACCCTTGTGCATATGTAGTTGTCAGTTGTTCTTGTGGTTAACAGTTAATTTTACTGATCTGTGTGTTTCTGTGTACATATATACTACGTACGGGGTGGTGGCCCCTGCCTACCCTCTTGATATTGCGCGACAATGGGCGGGTGGCGGCAGGATTGGCGGCGATTTGCTGGCATTATCATGGCATTTCGTTTGTTTTCAATGGCTTATGGTGCATTTCATTGGCAAGTCTAGTGATTGACTATCATTTGACGGTATCCCTACTGCCAACAAATACAATGTTTACAGATAGATACCCGGATGTTGAGTGGCCGAGCATATCCTACACCTATATATGCACATGGACATATCTGCTAACCCATTGATATCATTACATTGTCATATTGATATCATCACCCATGCATTTTTATTTGTAACAAATTCAATGGCTTACTTTGTTTATGCTAAGTTTTTTGAATGTGCCTTATTTGTGCCACATTCATATCCGATCATACAAACATCGCGAAACAAAGCGAACCACCAGCGACAAGCCCTAGCGGCAGGAAACAAGGTGTAAGCGGAAACGACGACCGATAGAGCCAACAGGGCGAGGGTACACGCGATAGAGAATAGGCCAACCGATAGGCCACTAGAATTCGGTGTAGGTTACAGGGCTTGGTGATTGCCTGAATAAAGTGACCGAATAGACAAAAATTACCGCTTGACTAGCTAGGCCCGATGATTTAGGGTTTAGAGACTGAAAGAAAGGTGACGGGCCACCTCAAAAGCCGCCGGTGAGGGACACCGATCAAAAACAGGGCAAAGACCGGTCAAATTACCGATAGCCTAGCGAACCGATACCATGCGCGGACTATGCGCGGGGGAAGGGTGGTCAATCTTGACGCAACCAGTCGGACTACAGCACGATGCACCAAGGGGCAAAGTGTATGACCAACAAGGGCGGCAGGGGAAATCCCGACACCAAATGTAAAGGGGCGTAATGACAAAAGACCAGTTTTGTATGTTGTCTGGTCTACCGCGTACAGTGCTACCGGTCTAATCTACATTCGGACCCGACAAGTATCTATACCAACCGCAGATGCCCTAGCTGTCCTTGGACATGCCGCTGACGCAAGAGGTGTGAAAAACTGACGATAGCAAGTCAGGTGAAAATCGGGATTATGACAAGATACCGGCGACGGTGCGCTAGTCCTTTTGGGCAGTTAAGCATGGTCGCCGGTACATTCTTGACAGGTGTTGTTAGGGGGTGTAATGTCTCACCCATAACCTAACCAACCACGAGGTAATTATCATGTCTAAGCAAGCTATCAATGTAAATGTCAACGTAGCATATTGGTTTCAAGGCACCGGTCTGACCGGTCAGAATTTGTCTGAACATAACCAGAACAAGTTCACTCGCGTTGCTACCAAGTACAAGCGCAAGACTGGACAGAAGCTGTCCAAGATGCGTTGTTACAAGGCAAGCCGCCATGCGGCACGTCAGATCAAGTCTGAGTTTGGCACCCGCATTTTGTCCAATTCGATCACAACATTCGAGATGTTGCTGACCGGTATTGACAAGACGCTGGATCGCAAAAACCACAATGTTGATCTTGGCGAGTTCAATGTCGCTGACATTGCCGATCTTGCATGTGCGCCGACAGGTGCGGCAGCACACCGCAAGTCCGCTTGACTTCGTGGGGGTAATGCTCTATCCGTAGGGCATTGCTCCCCCTAACCATACCAACCAAGGGTGATAACATGTCTGTAGAAAATATTCTTGCCATTTACAAGATGGCCACGCCAGAAGAAAAGCGTGACGGTGTTGTGTGGTACGCTGACGCATTGCGTGACTGTACCCGCATTGCCATTGACCTTGACCTGCCCATTGAAATTGTGGTGGGCGTATGTGCGGGGCTATCGCCTAACAACAAGTGGCCACGCAACATTGCCAACACACGCGATCTATGTCAGGCATTCATCAATGGTGACGGCATTGACAGTGTGAAGGTATCGACCTATCACAAGATGAAAGAAAAGGCTTGGTCTATATTGTGTGACATGCTAGACCATGATGGCATCATTGACAGGCTCAATGGCCAGAAGATTGTGTCATTCTATCGCAACATCATGGGCGACGATACATGCACCATTGATGGACATGCGCGGAATATCGCATACAATGAGCGTATAGGCTTGACAGATGACAAGACCAATATCGGTGTCAAGGAATACAGGACACTACAGGCTGAGTATGTAGCCGCTGCCAAGCGTACACGTGTCAATGGACGTGCGCTGAAAGCATTTGAATTGCAAGCGATTACATGGGTGACATGGCGTCGCATTCACAATATCAAATAGGCCAACCCAAAGCTGTCATGGGATGGCCGGGGCGTGTGATACGATCACTGCCCCACCTAATAGTCGAGTGAGTACAAACACGCCCACCCCACGCTTATGTATTAACACGCTAAAACATATACTGTAACCGATTGATTTTGTTGATGAAAAAAAGTTGTTGACAGGGATGATGGTGTTAGTTAGAATGAATACATCATCAACGCTCTAGCCCTCGAAAGGAGGTGTCCCATGAGCAACCCTATTCGTCCTATCGTCCGCGCCGCATTCCGGTGTGACGCTCTCGTCTACCAGTTCACCTATGTGGACACAGCCGATGGCCTTCTGTCATCCGGCTCCATGTCGGAGGTGTCTGACACATACGATGACGCGCACCTGTTGGGTGAGGCGGACATGTGTCTCGACATCTGTCAGGACAATCTGCGTGACTTGCAGTTTGACCGTGACGGTGAGGACTACCGCACCTACCAACGCGAGGCTCGACAGCTTCGCGCTTTTCTCAAAAAGTGGGGAGCCTAGCGGCTCCTTACTATACCGCAAGAGGTGACAACATGACACAACAAGACTTTGCTAGGCTGAAACGCTACTCCAATGGCGACATCGTTGACCTGTACAACATTCACCACCTGTTGACTGAGAAACAGGTAGACCGTCTGTCAGATGATGACTGGTCTAGGGTACAGGAATATCAAGATGAATTGAGAATGATGATCTACGAACTAGGAGGTTAACAATGCCTGACCGCATCCGTAGGATCAATCCTGTGGCTAAGGCAATGATGCAAAGCCGCAGACGCGCACAGGTTGTGCCTGACAAGACGAAGTACAACAGAAAGAAGGACAAGCATGAGGGTAAAGACAGACAAGTTCCGCACCAAGCGGGTAAACAAACGCCGGATGACTGATGAACAGGTTACTCGTGTAACATCAAAGCGCACAAAGTATACACTGCTGGACTACTGGTTTGATGACGAGCCTGACCAGCAGAGTGTCGCACACCATATGAACAGGAGATATCCGTAATGAGTAATCAACAGAACGATGCCATCCTCGAGCGTCTCTACGACGAGGCTTACGAGGAACTACGCCCTGAATATATCTTTCAGGAGGAATACAAACTGCATTACGCTGCAGTTGATCGGGCTAAGCAACGCTGGGAGAATGAATATGAGTAAGCTGACACAATACTACGGACACGGTGACTACGACAATCGTAGGGCCAGTGTACATGCCCTGTCTGATGGCTTCTATGCAGCACAGGCATGGGATGGTTCAACGTCATTCAGACTAGGTGACTTTGAGACTGAGCAACAGGCAGAGAATGCCGCAGAGGATTACGTAATGGGGCAGATGGGATGAAAACAATCAGAGTTGAAATCACGCACCGTGACCCTGACATCCTTGCCCAGAAGGTAGAGGACTATTACCGTGGCTATCATCCCATTGGGTATGACACCCGACTGGCAGGGCCAGCTTACTACGACAATGAACGGCATCTGTGGGTAGCCGTAATCACCCGCTTGAACTCTTGTGACTAGGAGAAATGACATGACAAAGAAAACAATTACGATTGAACTTGACGAGTGGAAGCTAGAACAGGTTCGCACAATCGTCAACGCTCTCAAAGATTTTAACAGGGCTACAGACGAGAAGTGTGACATTGACTACGGTCTCGTCCGCAGTCTGGATGGTGCTGACACGATCATTGGCGGTTACTTTGGGTTAGCCCAGCCCAAGACCGAACACGGTCAGAGAAGCTGGTGGGCAGACTATCGGTGGGTTGATGAAGAGGATGAGGCTTGACATTGTGTCAGTGACCTGATATAACATGACATCACTTAACGGACAAAGGAGAAAAATATGCCGTTTGATTATGTGAACTCGTCCATCGTGGACGTGCCAGAAAACCTTGATTTCCCTGTGAAATATGAGGATACTAAAATGGAAGGCCAGAAGTATGTCATCAATGGCAACACTGATGATTACATTGGTATCGTCGGTGACGGCTTCAAGTGCGAGAACCACGGTGACTTCTTCCGCAAGGTGAGTGCCACCATGACTGAACACCTCAAGCCCCATGAGATTGAGGGTGCAGAGGTATCATGGAAGTCTGCCTACAACAATGGTATGGGCGTCATGGATGTCCGTCTGCCTAACGTGTCGGCTAAGATCACCACCACCCGCCATGAGACTGAGGTGCAGCAGCGTATCATTGCCCTGCATGGTGTGAATGGTAGCTGCTCTAACGTGGCTATCTTCGGGGCGATTGACTTCTTCTGCCTCAACGGCATGATCTCAGGTGCGCATGACAAGGTGAAGCGTAAGAACACCAGTGGCTTTGACATGGATGCCTTCATTCGTAGGCTTGGCAAATCAAAGGACAACTTCTATGCTAGGGCAGAGCAGATGCAACGCTGGGCAGAAAGCCCCCTCGTGCATATAGATGTCAAGGCTCTGCTTGAAAGCATTATGAAGAACAACAAGCAAGCTGAGAAGATGTTCGCTCTGTACCGTGAAGAGGTAACGACACGAGGTCAGAACCTGTGGTCGCTATACTCTGCCTTCACAAACTATGCAACCTACGCAGATGAGCGTAATGGTTTCAAGATGCGTGAGACAGGCAACGATACCCAAGCCAAAACAATGCTTGAGCGTGAGTATGATGTTGCACGTTGGGCCAACACCCCACAGTTCCAATCGCTTGTCTCTAAGAAGTGGGCAGCATAACATGACAACGGTTCTCGAAATAGCGGAAGAGTATTATTCTTCCCATGATTTCAAGAACTTGCGTGACGAGACTAAGGCGCAGTATCAATACTTTCTTGGTGTCATGTTCGACACAGAGGTAGATGATACTCGTCTTGGTTTTCTGGATCATGCAAGCATCACCACGAAACAAGCCAAGCTGGCATATGATTTGTGGTGTGATCGTGGTATCTCGTTTGCCAATCATGTCATGGCTACGACACGTATCCTGTACAACTACGCAGTGCGCATGGAGCATTGCAACCTGAACCCCTTCTCAATCGTCCGTAGACGCTCCACCACGCCACGTAAGGTGCTTTGGGGTAGGGATGATATACAAAAGCTGTTAGACGTGGCCTACAGTGATTTTAGCACACGTAACATTGGGCTGATTGCACACATGGCGTATGCTTGGTGTCAGCGTGTTGGTGACATGCGTGTCCTGACATGGGATGCTATACAATTTGATAAGGCACGTGTACATATTGAGCAGTCAAAGCGTAGGGCAGAGGTATTCTTGCCCATTGACGATGACTTGCTTGATATGTTACAGCAACAGAAGGAAGACTTTGGCTTTCAACAATGGGTTGCACCAAGGCCACAGCCTATAGGTGGTGAGTACATACCATACAGTCAGTATAAGCTGCCGCTACACGCACGTAAGCTGATGGATCAGGCTGGATTGTCAAGTGAACTGCGACTATCTGACCTGCGTCGTACCGGCACAACCGAAATGGTAGAGGCCGGTGTCGGTATTGGACAGATTATGTCGGTTACAGGACATGCTAATCCACAATCGGTCAAACCCTACATGAAAAATACATACACGAGTGCAAATACTGCATTGACAGCACGAAAGATGCATGGTAAAAGCACCTAACTGCCGCAAAGGAAAGTGATATATACATGGATAATATATATAACATTGTAAGTGATATGAATGTATCAGCAGGACATACAGTACGGACTAAGTGTCCTAGCTGTGGTCAACGTACATTCACAGTGACCAACAACATGGGATCACTCGTATGGAATTGCTTCCGTATGTCCTGTAATCTCAAGGGTGGTACACGTGTGCGTATGTCTGCTGATGATATTCGTATGCAGCTATCCGATGCAGAGCGTTTCGCAGAGGACAGCTTCGATGTACCTCAGTACCTCGTGCCATATAATCACGATGTGGCTGAGTGGGCAAGCGAACTCTATGGGCTTGACGCAGAGGAACTTGGTTTGCTATACGATGTTCGTGAGCATCGTGCTGTGTTTCCCATCAAGCATGATGGAAAGATTGTAGATGCCACAGGACGTGCGCTTGGTAAGCGTTTACCTAAGTGGCGTCGGTATGGAAAAAGCGGCTTGCCATACACACATGGCTGTGGTAAAGTCGCCGTAGTTGTTGAGGACTGCGTGAGTGCCGCTGTGGTTGGTGGTGGTAACTTTGTCGGGATTGCTGTGCTAGGAACATCACTGTCTGATGCACACAAAAAGTTTCTCACGCAGTTCTCAACAGCGGTCATCGCACTAGACCCCGATGCAGTGCGTAAGACTTTGTTGATGGCAAAAGAATTGAGAGGACACGTGGATCATGTTCGTGTCCTGTACTTGACAGATGATCTGAAATATCGTAATCCAACTGATATAAATAACCTAGCCGACATAGGAGATGTGTAATGGAAATATCAATGCTAAGAAGTCTGATGGACAAGGGTTTCTACGACGACCACCGTGGTTCCAAGTGTCCTGACCGACTGTTCAGTGCTGACAATCGTAAGATCAAACAGACGATTGACAAAGCAATGGATCAATACAACCGCAGTGTGACACCTGATGAGGTGCAAGCACTGTTCCTGTCTTCCAATCCTACGATGACGACAGCGCAGAAGAGCGGCTTTGATAGTCTGTTTGCACAACTCAAACGCGAAGCCCCGATGGGCAGCGACATTGCACAGGAGGTGCTGTCTAAGCTGTTCCAGAAGGTAGTGGGTGAGGACATCGCCAACATTGGCTTTGATATGGTGAGTGGCACCGGCGGCACAATGGAGACGCTGCGCAATCTGCTTGAGCGGTACGGTGATGACTTCACCCCCAATCTCAACATCGAGTGGGACGACATCACGATTGAAACGCTGATGGCGAAGGCTGAACTGGAAGCACGGTGGTCTTTCAATATCCCTAGCGTTGCACGTAAGGTGGAGGGTGTCAGTGCAGGTCAGCTTATAGAAGTGGGTGCGCGTCCCAACACCGGTAAGACATCGTTCCATGCCAGCCTGATTGCTGGGCCTAACGGCTTCGCCCATCAGGGTGCCAAGTGTGTCATCCTCTGTAACGAGGAGCCGACGCACCGGGTAGGCGCACGGTACCTGACCGCCGCTGCTGGTATGTCAGCACGTGAGGTCAAGGAAAATATGGGTAAGGCCAAGTCCCTGTACGAACCGGTGATGAGCAACATCAAGATCAAGGAAGCGTCAGGCCGTGACATGAATTGGGTCGAGAGCGTGGCCAAAACCTACCGCCCTGATGTCCTCGTGCTTGACATGGGCGACAAGTTCAAGGCAGAGGGTGGCTTCGCTCGACAGGACGAGGCACTCAAGGCTTGTGCTATCCACGCACGACAGATCGCCAAGGCGTATGACTGCGCTGTGTTCTACATGTCCCAGCTTTCCGCAGAGGCAGAGGGTAGGTCACAACTTAACCAAAGCATGATGGAGGGTTCACGTACAGGCAAGGCAGCAGAGGCTGACCTGATGATCCTGATCGGTAAGTCACCGACTGTCGAGGGACAGGAGGAAGACAGCCCACTGC